TCTGGTGCAGAAGATCCAGCAGGGCAGAGCAAGGCAGGTAAAGCGTTAGGAAGAATAGCAGGAGATTATATAAGTAGTGTTATAGTTCCTCTTACACAAGTAGTAGATGCACAAAGAGCAACAGGATATAGAACTACTGAATATGCAGACTATGCTGAAGATACTACAGACCAAGGATTTTTTGAAGGTGTAGGTACACAGGTAAAAAGATCTCTTGGCTCACGTGGATTTTTAAATATTACTGATCCATCATCTGATAAAGACAGACCACGTAGAGAATCTATATTTTCTTCAGATAGAAAGCGTGAAAACGTAGCTCTAAACTTAGGACTAGGTATATCTACTGTAACTAGAGACGATGAGTATGCGGAGTATATACAGGGAATGGGTTTCACAGAGTTTGAATTATCAAGTAAGTCTAGGACACCATCCATTAGAAACAGAGAAAATAAACTTATACGAGATAGGCTACCTATTTTAGCACAGGCCGCTAAACAATTAGAGCTTCAATTAAGAGTTGATTATTTTAAATTACCTGATAGTATTAAGAAAAGATATAAACAAGATGCTTGGGTTAACATGGAGTTAAAAGATTTTGTAAAAGAAGAAATGAAAGGTATACGATCTAGCATTAGAGAATTAAGAACGCTAGGAACAAGTGATGCAGTAGTTTTAAGTGAAAAGTTTGGAAGACTAGGAAAGAATAAAAGAAAGGTTGCAATTTCTAGGTTTTATTCTAACTTTAATGAACCGCCTAACTTATCAGATGCAGCGGATTTAGAAACGCTTATAGAATTATCTAAGCAATAACAAAAGGGGGCAATTAAGCCCCCTATTTTTTTTTGTTTATCGTTTGTCTCCATCACCGCCTATTGTACCTGCATCTTTTCTTGCTGACAGTTTTACCTCATTCTGTGCAGCTATCATACCTAATGTAAGATTAAGATCAGTAGCAAGTGCGGCACAGTACCATAGTACATCACCTATCTCACTGGCTATTTGTTCTCGCCAATCTTCTGGCCTGTTTTCTATGCCATCACGTACAAGTTTCTTTACTTTGTTTGCTACCTCACCTGCCTCACCTGCCAAGCCTAGTGCTGGATAGAGTATACGGTGTTCGTCTGGATAGATTGCAGTCCTAGATGCACTACGTTGATATGCATTAAAGTCTGACATACTATACTTCTCCTTTAGAAATTGCTCTGCTTCTTGCTTTAGCCTCATTTTCTTTTACCCGTTTCAAGTTATCAAAGTAGGCTTTGTTAAAGCCCCTATTCCATTCACGATACTGCATAGTATCTTGGTGAAAAGGATTAGCCTGACGGTTATATTTAAATCCATCAAAGCCCATACTGTACTGTACACGTAATGGTGCATCGTACTTACCTAAACCACGTGCGGCTCTACTCTTCTTTATCATAGGGTTATCTCCTTATGCTACGTTAATTAACTGTGCTTCTTTGTAGGGTACATGATAGAACTGTTCCCCATTGTAGATGTTTCTTCCCTTTGCTTCCTTGAGTTTATCGTCTGTAAGTTGTGTACTATCAATACACCATGCCTTAGATAAGTCACCACTAAAAATGTAGAACTTTAGATTGCCACTGTGCTTAGACAACAAACGTTTCTTGCGTTCTGGTATACGTATTTCTTCCCAATGAGTAGGCCAATCGCCTCTCCATGCAGTCTTTACTTCTGCCTCATTGTGATATTGTACACCGTCTTTACTTGTTATTACGTCTGCATTGTAGGACTCCGTTGTATCTACAATGTCATGTCCCTCACCCTTGAGGTGAGAGATCAATGTCTGTTTAGCTACGCCATCATACTTACCATATAGGCCACGTGAAAAAGGTTTTCTGTATGCAGTCATGTGTACTACTCCGATTCTGGTTTTGTTTCTTCTGGTTTGTTTGTTAGTTCATCCTTCAGTTTTCCTACTAGAATATTTGCAGTAGTTCTTACACTCTGCAACTGATAGTTCAATTGCGTTTGAACATTGTTATTGTAGTTAATCTCTGACAACAGATTATTCTGTAGGTCATTAAAGTTTTCTGATTCGTATTCAACTTCGTCTAACGTTATCTTAGTCATGCTATAGTTCTCCTTTTCTACACTATCTATGAGATGTCTACTATCTCACATGAGTCACCACTGCAAGCTAGTGTCTGCATTGCATTGGTGTTATCGTCTTTCTCGTACTCAGACAGCCCAGCCCAATCAATTTTCTTAGGCATAGACTTTAATACCACATTATATATGTCCTTGTCTACCTCTTGATAAGGTGCTTGCTGATAACTATGATCAGAGTGTGGTAAAAATGACACACCTGACATCTCATCAAAGTGTTCATATACAAATGCACCTACCGCCATCCACTCACTGTCTCTTACTGTACATGTTATGCTTGGTTTGTGTTCACACCAATGTCTCTGGTACATAAGCCATGTCTCTAACTGTTGAATAGCGGTCATGTCATTACGTGTAATAGAGTTTCTAGGTGCAACAATAGGAAAGCTAAACACTGTGGTAGTGTCAGGCTTCATTGCACATGGCTCTGATGGTACGCCTTGATCTTTCATAAACTTTGTAAGGCCATCTTTATTGTCACCACGTACAGTCCTGATGTAATGTTTACTGTGTCTTGCATGTATGCCTGATGCACTGTCTACTAATTGTGATACGGTTCCTGATGGTTTAACACAGGAGATAGCAGTAGATACAGGTATGTTAAGTAACTCTGCCCACTCTTCGTTTGTACTAACTGCAACTTGTTTAAGATGCTCAAGTGTTTTGTCGAGTCCTTTGTTCTTCAAGGTCATCAATGGATTGTCCATCAACCCTGTAAGGGACACACCAAGTAAACGTTCCTCATCCGTATTGTTCTGCCATACCTTACGTAGATAAGGAAACTTAGTTAGGCTAGACTGTATTGTTCCAAGGATGGTAGCCATACGTACCTTTTCTTCTAATGACTCAATGTTATCTGTTGCTCGTACTACTACTTCCGTTAGGTTACAAAATTGATACGGCCTTAATATTATCTCACTGCATGGGTTAGTACCAAACTCATAATCAGGATTACGTCTACCATTCTTTGCTGCCTGTTTCTTAGATGCTATACGATTAAAGATGCCACGTTCACCTGACTTGCTTTCTACAAGAGAGATCCACTCACGCATGAATGTCTCCATGTCAGGTTTCTCTGTATAACATACTGAGTTGTTAGCCAATGCCCTATGTGCTGCAGTCTCCCACCACTGTCCTGACTTAGCGTGACGCATACGATCATCACTCAAGTTAGATAGAGAAATCATGGCACTACGTCTTACGCCACCTACAACTACAATCTGACCAATAAAGCACATAAGATCGTGACACTCCATACTAGATAGCTTACGTCCTTGTGCAGCTTTGAATGTAGATACTGCAAAGTTAAACAACTCTACCAATGGAGCAGGTCCACTAGCCCTACCACCAAATGTCTTGAGCCTTGCACCTGCAGGACGTACTTGACTTATATCCCACTTAGGTATCTCACCTGCCCATAGTAGTGCAAGTACTTGACGTAATGCTTTAGCCCAACCTTCCTTACTGTCCTTAACTACAACGGTAGTCTCACTGTCGTACAACTCAGGTACTTCTGGTAGCTTCTGTATTGACTGACGCTCTACACTAAAACCTACCCCTGTGCCACACAGTAAGATGTACATAGCTTCATCAAAAGATTTAGGATCATCTACTGGTAGATAGCTACAGTTAAATCCTGCAGTGTTATCTCTGTCTAGTGCAGGTCCAGCAGACATCATTGCCCTCATAGATGGCATAACATCTAATGATAGTATGGCCTCTTCAATGTCATTGAATTGTTTGTACGGTATCTGTGTAGATTTACGAACTACATTATTCATGTAACGTGTAACTGTCTCAGGCCATGTCTCTCTGCGTCCTTCATCGTCAAGCCAACGGGCATATCGTGACGTATGTATAAATGCTTGGTAATCTGTTGGTAAGTAATTGTTCATATCTATCTACTCCGCTATTGTTCTAATTGATTTAATTGTCATACCATCTACATCGTAGATAAATTCTTGTAATGCCTCTCGTACCTCGTCATTGATGAAGTTGTCAACAGGCATCTGATATTCTTCCTCATCTATGTCAAGAACTAGAAAGACTTTAACTATCATCTTGATCCTCAATGAGTACGTTAAGATACCACTGAGCCTTTCTCAGATCCTCTACACCATTCTTGTACTTAAAACGCCATAGATACTTCATTACATTTCCTTGTAAGTAGAAAGAGAAACCTTCCTCACCTGTAGCTGCACGTATTGCATCAATACATTCTACACCTGCAAAGTTGTAATGGGCAGGAGAGTTTACCATGTCCTCTTCTTCTTCTAATGCACTATCTAATATACTTGCTGCCTCTGCAAACTTAGTTACATTCATTGCCTATTCTCCTTCAATTAAAGTTAACACTGATAACATTTTCTTTTACTTCTTTTACCTTTGATGTAGGTTTCTTAGTTTCTTCTTCTGCTTCGACACGTTCAGCTATACTAATTAATGTCTCACGTACACTCTTATCTTCTTCTATCGCTGGCACTGCAGCGCATACCATCTTTGTAATCTGCATAAGATTGTAGTGATCGTCATCTGACATTTCATTCTCATCTGTAGTTACAGTACCTACAAGTAGTTCTCCTGTCCATGCACCATTCTTATCTAAGAAAGGAGTTAGTCGTACAACGTAATCATTTGGATCAAACTCAATAAATATTCTATCGTCTATTATCATACTATCTCCTTTTTACTTTCTTGTATGGACAGTGTATCATCTTAGGATGCATGTCCTTTCCTTTTTCTTTTAACCATTCTTCAGGAATGATCCTGTCACAGAAAGGTATATCATGTTTCGTACACCATTGTCCATAGGTAGTTTTAGCACCCTTACTTAATTTTCTTCTACTGCTAGTAAATACAAAGCGTATGTCTAGCTTGGGATGCTGTACCTTAACAGCCAGATGTTTACGTCTATCGTCTGCAGTAAACAATCCTTTTGTTTCAATTATTATACCATTACCTAATACAAAATCAGGAGTATAGGTGCGGTACATAAGATCTTCCCATTCAATTTTGACTTCCTCATACTTGAACTTCATCTTGTGTTCAACGAGATAGTCTTTGGTTCTAATCTCTAGTCCACTCCTATACCCATGTTTCATGGCGGCAGAGAACTGCTTGCCATTCATGTTATGCTACGTCCTCTATTTTTAAAGTGGAGTGTTCACCCCAACCAGTATCAAATACACCTTTAGCATTTGCTTCCGCTATAGATTCAAGTGTTTCTTTTACTGTCTTTATTGATGCCTTTAGTAGCTCAGGACTTACCTTGTGCAAGTGTGCAATGTAAGGTGTAGACTTTTCCACTGCAATGAAGCTAAAGTTCTTAGCCTTTAACCCTGCCATATTACAAGTATATATGTAGAACGCAGCCTGTATGTGGTACGCATACTTTTTTACCTGTGCCGCAAAGCCTGTAGGCGATGCATCTACTGTAGTCTTGATGTCAAATATCTCACCTGTCTCTGGAATGTACAGGTCAGGTCTGGTCTTTAAATTTAAACCAGTATCTTTATCCACTACAAAGATGCTACTCTCTGTAACTCTACGCTTATCTTTTAGTATCTTACTACACGTAGTATTGTCTAGTGCAGACTGACACATCTTGTTATGTACATAGTATTCTACTTCTGTCAGAACAACTTCATCATCCTTTCTATTCTTATACAAGTCCTTAAACATCTTAGATGTCCTTGTCTTTGGACCTTTTATAACTAAGTCACGATCTGGTTCTAACAACGTAGCATGTACGGCAGAGCCAAGCGCAAATGCTGGGCTATCGCCTAATGGTTTCTGTGCCATGTAGTGCGCAAGCGATTGCTTGCACACCGTTTTAATGGCAGACGAGGAGTACCCTACACGTTTGTGATACTCCTCATTTGACATGTCATAGACAATGCCTGACAGCGGCATGTCCATTACACAAAGTCTTCTTCGTTAATGTCCACAAACTCTTCAACTGTGTTTGTGTCTACGTCCTCATTCTTATGCATGTTGTCATTCCATGCGTTAAGGATGTATGTATTGTAGTTCTCAATCCATGCCATGAAGTTAGCAAATACTTCTTGAGTACTATTGTCCATGTCAATTGTCGTACCTAAGTCCAGTTCTATCTCTGGTACATAGAAGCTGCTACCGTTTGGTAGTGGTACTTCTTTTGTCTTACATGACATGTTATGTTGAGGTGGAAGTCGTTGCATCTTAGACAACTTGTTGAACTGATCACCCATAGTCTTAAAGGCATCACGGTTATCAATCTCCCAGATAAACGGTGTAGCCTCTACGTCTACTGCATTACCATTCTCATCCGTTGGATTAACCAACTCAACGACACCAAACAATGCACGAACACGTTTGATAGACTTGATTAGTTCCTTCATGGTATCAGGCAATGCCGCCCAATCCTTGATGAACCCTGCAGGTTTACCACAGTTGAAGCCACCTTCGTTGTCCTTCATGTCACTGTTAAGATCATTAGCCATAACAGTCTTGAGAAAACGATTCGGTGTATGGTCATTACCCTTGATAAACTTCTTGTACATAAACCTCTGAAGGAATGGACGTATAGTCGCACCCTCTGCATAGTATGTAGGACCATCTGGTATCTCTAGTTTGTATGTACCCCCTGAGATAACCTCTACGTTCTTCATCTTACCCTTGACTTCTTGCTGGCCCATGAGTGGTGTGTGATGAATACGTAAACGTGCAAGTGTACTTGCCTTGCTTGTACTCTGTGGTGCTTCTGCGTTCATGCCCATTGCTTGAGCCATAGCTGCGAAGTTGTTTGTGTCTATTGTTGTAACTTGATTCATGTATAAAGTCTCCTTGTTTTTGATCAGGTGAGTGATAGTTATATCACGCTACGTCTTTTGTGTCAAGCCAGTTTGGACCTATTTTTGCCTCTAATAGTAGAGGGATGTTAAAGTCTATGTCCCACTTGCGATTGACGATTGCTATTAGTTTGTCATTTGCTGCTTCTATTACTCGTAATACTTTCCTTTCTTCTTCTGGGTGTACGTCAATTACTATTGAGTCATGCACCGTGTTGACTACGCAACTGCGTAACTTGTTTGCTGTTAGTAGCTTATCTATGTATATCAGAGATATGGGTACAATGTCAGCAGTTGCAAACGATTGAACAGGATAATTTTTAATCTGTGTGAAATATGTCACACCCCCGAACCTTCGCCTTGCTACATCAGGGAACGCAAACTCACGCCCCGATGGTGTAGTTATCTTACCAGTGTTCAATGCTTCACTGGCTAATGCCTTGTGCCAGTTAGCTACACCAGAATACTTTGTCGTAAACTGTTGGTAGTATGCCGCTTCTGCAGGACTACGGCCAAACCCTGACGCTCCATACAAAGGGGCAAAGGTATGCGCCTTGGCATCTTGTCGTGACATAGGCTGACCTGCATCAGATATAACCTTTGCAGTATAACTATGCACATCAAATCCTGTGGTTACTTCATCAATGGCAGTCATGTCCTGTGATAGGAACGCAGCGACACGAAACTCAAGCTGTGCAAAGTCAGCTTCCATAATTTTGCCACCCTTCCATCGTGATACGAACACCTTTTTGACAGGAAACGTACCGCCACGTGGCATGTTCTGCATATTGGGGTCTGCGCCTGACAGACGCCCTGTTCCAGTACGATGTTGAAGTAATCTTACGTGCAGCATACCGTCAGGTTTTACATGCGTTGAGATGCCCTCTACGAAGCTGCTGAGGTATGTCTCAACGGCAGACAATCTACGTACATTTTGTAGAAATACAACTGCATCTCTCATGCCCTTGGAACGTGCTACACCTTCAAGGAATACAAGGTTGTCTTTACCCGTACCAAAACCATTGGCACTAATCCATTTAGAATTAGGCGGTGTAAACTTTAGTCCCGCAAGGCTAGTAGATATATTCCTATAAGTAAAGCCTGTAGAATTACATGTGCTGCATCTATTTGATCTGGCATATCGTGTTCCATCCTTCTTTTGTTTCCATATCTGTCCAGTACCATTACACTCACGGCATTGATACGCTTTTTGTTTGTACAACTTCTCGCTGTATTTACTTACGTTACGTCTGTACTCTGCATCAGGCATACGTTCATCAAACATATCTGCCCATATCTTTTTGTCATGTGGCTTACGACTGTAGATAACCCATGACAATTGCTCTGGGCTGTTGAGGTTGATAGGTCTGTCACCCATAAGATCACTGGCCTGTTCCTCAAGTGCCATCGTCAAAGCATTACGTTCATGTTCAAACTCAGTACGCACTTGAGACAGTGCATCCATGTCAACCTTAAACCCACGCTGGTATATACGTGCAAGGTGTACGGCTAACTGGTTGGTCAACTGTATCGTTGGTACTAGTGAACTGCATCCCTCGTACGATGTCTGCAAAACATTATACAACTGCTGAGTAGCATGGAGATCGTGTGATAGATACTCTGATAGTTCAGCATGAGGTATATCACGTGTGGAATATCCATCTTTAAAGTACTCCTTTAATGTGTCCTGTTTCTTTGTGTCTAACTCGTACCGTTCAGCACATGCCTCAAGGGATAGTGGCTGCTTCTGTCCACGCTGCAGTACGTACTCACCCAACAAGGTATCAAATACCTCACCGTCATACTCAAAGCCTGACTCCCATAGCCATAGCAAGTCATGCGGTGCGTTGTGTGCAATAAGTAGAGGGGCAGCATCCAATGCGTCTTGCACTATTTGCCGACCCTCTGTGGTAGGTTGTTGCTCTGCGTGATCGAAAGTTATAATGTTTTCGTTCCCAAGATCATCTAGCATCCCCACCATAACCAAGGTATTCTCTGGCTCAAACGGATCAAGATGTAACTTGCCATTGCGTTTGACCACTGTGTTCTCTACGTCTAGGGTTAGGTGTTTCATGTTGGTATTACTCCCCTTAGTCGGTCCATCTGTCCCAATCATCTAGTATTGTGAAGTCGTTATCGTATATCTTGACACGATTGTCAACCCCTTCATTGTGTACTTCAAGACTTTCTGTGTTTAAGTTATCTCTAAATAGTTCCATTGCGATGATTGCCTCGTCAATTGTAAGGTTGTTATCTATCATTGCCCTGTGTAGTCTTATCTCTGCGCTTGATGTAGTGTGTGTCATAGGTATCCCCTTCTCTGTATAGAACGTTTGCGTTCATCATCTGTCATTGGTTTAATGTACGGTACTACTACGCCAGTGTTCCACTTGTCTGCACGTTTCTGTGCTTCCTTTTTGTCGGTAAAGTATATAGCAGGATCATTTGTTGTAAAGCAATCCTTACCTGTATCATATACAAACTCATACTCTTCTATCTCAAACATTACTGCCCACATATTATTTCTCCAATCTTAATGCCAACCATGACACAGGAAACAATCCTTTCATGTTATTGCATATTCTATTTGCTACTAGTCTAGTTTCGTATTGTGTATCACCTGCACATCTAAGATTGCACATGTCAGCAAAGGCGTCAAGGCTACCTGACCAGTACCATTCAGTCATGGTGCTTTGTGGCAGTACCATGCGTGCTTGCTCTGGTGCTACTCCATTACGCACAAGAGTTTTATATGTCTCAAGTAACCATTCAGATATTTCTATAACATGACCATCCATGTTCCCAGAACCAAGTATGGCAGTATTGTACGGTGAGTCTTCTATAGTAGACAAGTCTATAACACCTTCGCTACCCTGCTTCTTGTCAATACTACGGCCTCTCCATTTATCAGGGTAGTAGTAAGTTGGTTTATCGTCTACATACCTACGGCTTATCTCATTCCAACGTAGGAACTTATGCTTCACTAACTGTCGAGCTACAAAGATAGGAGCCTTTACATGAAAGGATGCAAAGCAATGACCAAAGGGTGAGGTGTGTTTGTGTTCTGCTAAGTAGTGGATTAACTTACTATCCTTATCCTTCAAGATATACTGATCTGTTTCACTGTCATGGTCATGCCATGTAGATACTTTACCAAAGGATACACGTGCCGCATTAACTACAGACAGGTCACTACCCATGTGATCTATATATGTTACTTTAATCATCTGTAATCTCCTTTAGTATTTCTATTGCCTGTTCTTCTGTCAGTTTAAACCACTCACCATTGTCATGCTTGTTCCAAGGGTGTGCAGTTTTAAGTGCTGCCATTATGTGTGCTTTCTTTTCTGCTACGTTACGATCATCAAAGTGTACTGAGTACACCAGCTTATAATCTCGCATAGGTGAACTTGTCTGGTATCCACTGAGCCTGTCCTCTGCGTCAAGTGCCTTACCTATCTTGACCCACTCAGGCCATGCGCTATTTACAATAGCATATACATATCCTTCTTTTATTATGTCATAGTTTTTTAAAGAACCAAACGCTAGATCACCAAAAGACTTATACGTTCCAGACTTATGAAGTGGATGTGACTTTGGTATGTACTTACCATTGACATACATCCTTTGTGGATTTCTTTTTTGCTGAGTGGTTCTGTTGTTTTCACGATGACACGTAATACATCTGTACACATACATTTCCTTGTGATATTTACGCCAGTTTTCACCTACTGTTAATTCAGTGTCACAACTTATACAACTATGTGTTGTCATGCTACGTACCTCGCTATCTTGTACTCAAGATCTGTAAGAACAATACCATGCCAACCCGACAGTTTGTTTTTAACAATGTTAATGTGTCGTTGTGTATCTTCTGACTCATGGTCAGTAGTTTCTACTGGTGGGTTCTTAGAAATCATAATCATCAAGTCAGCCTCTGCCGCCTTACCTGTACGACTACCTTCCATCATGGCTTGGTTCAATACAATCTTACCTTCTGCATCTGCAGATAGCTGTGACATGTAGAACATAGCACAGTTCTGTTGCTTAGCTATCTGTCTAGCTTGTATTGCATTAGCCTTCAGTGCCTCATCAGGTCTTGCAAACCCTGCAGTACGTGCAAACTTGTCACCCATGTCTAGTATAACTATATCAGGTTTGTATGACTTACATACGGACTCAACCCAGTTCATGTCACGACCTGTGGCATCCTTGAACATAATCTTATCACGTATCTTATTGAACGTAGCCATAGCACTTGCCTTGTTTCTAACAATCTCATGCTTGTCCATACCTGTGGCGGCTGTAATGTATCGGTGTGCTACACGATGATAGCCCTCTTCATTGCACAGTACAATTACTTTAGCACCCTGCCAAGCAAATCCTTTTGGTCCAGCTACAAGGCTGGCGTGAAAGGATGTCTTACCTGTGTTAGGTCTAGCACCTACCTCAATCAAGTGACCAGCATTAACGCCCTCAATCTTGCGTGTCAACGTAGGTATGTTGAATGTCCACTGTGACTCAAGGTCAGTCATGGCAAGAATAGTATCAAGGTCTATGTCTTCCCACTCAACCTTTAGGTTAGGTGTAAAGTCATCTGAGTATTGCTCAAGCATCTGACGTAACGGATCAAGACTTGTTTTGCTACCATTGACATAATCAAATCCAAGGTTAGCAATGTCCTCACCTATCACCTGTTGAAATAGTTTCGACAATACATCTTGTGCTATGTCGCTGCCCATTACATCTTGCTTGTTTACCTGCCCAAACAGTGCGCTGTATGCTTGGCGTTGGGCGGTAGTGAGTGTGGCGTTCTCTGCCATGAACAGTGCCTCAATCTCTGCAGGTGTAACGGTACGTTCATACCGTGTCATAGCTGAGTCAATGGCCTGTTTTATCTTACGTACATCCTTACTGAACAAACGGTCAGGACATCTAGCCCCTTTGTGATCGTTATAAAAGTCCTTGTCCATAAGGCTACGGATAAGTGATAGTTCCATTTGTTAATCTCCTAGTGTTAAAAGGTTATGTATGTCGGTAGGCTCTTGGTATTTTAGATCGTCAGTTAGTCGTAGCACTTTAACGTTGTCAACGTAGCCACGTAGTTCTTTGGCAAATTGCAGGGTCTTGGGTAGTGCGTCAGGATCTAGTGCAATTACTGCCGTTGAGAACTGCGATAAGTATTCCTTATGTGCATTTGATAGTGACGTACCCAACACTGCGACCCCGACACATCCATCACTATCACCTACAACTGCAGCACTTATGCAGTCCTCAACAACTACAGCAGTTTTACCACAGCCTGACACGTATGGCAAGTAACTTTTTCCATAACGTTTCCACTTAGGTATTCTTTTACCCAAGGATCTGCCAGTGGCGTCCACTGTAACTCCACCATGTACAACAGGGAACACCACACGATGTTCCTTCACATCATACAATAGCCCTAAGTGTTGTGC